AGATTACTTCACAGCATTTGTTAATTATGACGAAGCTGATGAAGCGATTAAAATGGATCAGCTTGATCAATTACTTGCACCACTAGCAACAAGAATTGTGACAGACATGGAGCTAGATTTTTCTGCGTTCATGATGAAAAATTCTGCACTTTTGGCTGGTACATATGGTACCGCTGCTGACACTTGGGATGACATCGCAGAAGCTGGTGCCGTTCTACAATCACACGGCGTGCCTTTTGATGACACAATTTGTTATGCAGTAAATCCATTCACACAGCGTAAACTAGCAAGCACAAACAGAAGTTTGGGTGCTGGTGGCGTTGCCGGTGAGCTTATCCGCAACAGTCTTGAAAAAGCTACTATTGCTGAAAACTTCGCTGGAATGAATGTTATCACTGCGACAACACTTGCATCTTACACAACAAGCTCTGTTGCGGATCGTGCCGGTACATTGTCAGCAAATCCTGTCGTGACTTATGTTGCACATAAAGACACAATGAAGCAAACGCTTGCTGTTACTGGCATGGGTGCAGCGGCTGTCGTCAAGGCTGGTGAAGTGATCCAGATTTCTGGTCGCAATCGCTTGAACCTATCTACACGTCAAGAAATTCTAGACGAAACTGGTGCAAATATTCTTTGGACTGGTGTGGTAACAGAAGATGTGACGCTTGATGGTTCTGGTGCGGGTAATTTAACTGTATCTGGCCCAGCGATTTATGAAGCTTCTGGTGCTTATAACACTGTCAACAGCGCGCCGGTTTCTGGTGATGTTGTTACTCGTTTAGGATCTAATTCTTCGACATATCAGCCTAACTTGTTCTGGCATAAACAAGCTTTCTCTCTTGGATCTGTTCCAATTAAGAAACTTTACAGCACAGACACACTGGCAACAACTGAAGATGGTCTTCAAATTCGCGTTAGCAAGTATTCTGACGGTGACGCGAACAAGCAAAAAGTGCGTTTCGACTTACGTCCAGCTTACGGCGTAATGAACCCATTCTTTGCGGGTCAAGGCTTCGGCTCTTAATTAACTTTAAATATGTTGCGGGGATTTTATCCCCGCAGCACTTTTTTTACTAATAAATGAAAGACCATTTCATGGCTAAAGCTCCAACTAAAAAACGCGCTGCTGCAAAACAGAAAACGTCAAATATTGAGCGCGCAGAAGAAATTTTGAAAAATCAAGAAAAGCAATCGGCTATTGATAGTGCAAAAGACAACGGTCTGGATCTGTATGAAAAACCAGATGGCAGCTATATTCGATTAAATCGTCAGGCCACGACAATTGAAGCTGCACATAAACTGAATTGGAAAATGGTGAAATAACATGGCGACAGCGGCACAAGTAATTAAGGCGGCTTTACAGCGCATTTTAGTGCAGGGATCTGAAGCAGATTTTGAAGCTGATGAATATGCCGACGCCATTTTTGCAATGAACAACATGATGTTGGCGTATGACGCCGACGGCATTAAACTTGGCTATACTGAAGTTAATAATTTAGGCGACGACGTGACAATTCCTATTGGTGCGTTGCGCGGTTTAATCGCAAATTTAGCGGTCGAGATTGCTCCGGATTATGATGGCGAGATATCGCCGGCATTATTACGAGCTGCAAACGATGGTTATAATACTATGCAAATTTTGGGCGTCTCAATCACACAGACAGCGCTGCCGTCGACATTGCCGTATGGTTCTGGCAATACATCCGATCCGTGTTGGGCAGATAAATTTTATCCCGATCAAGAGCGAACTATTCTGGCCGAAACAACCGGCTCGATCGCTTTAGAAAACAATACTGAATAGGATTCAAAAATGACGTACAGCAACGGCACTAAAAAAAGTAAATTTCCAGCTCTAACGACAATTCCAGCAGATGCGACGCTTGACTTTGTATCGGCCGGAGCCAACTACAAAATTACTAGCGCTGATTTTGTTGATGCAATGGGTACGACCGGCACACTTGTGTCGGATGGTGGCGTCAGTGATTTTGACATTTTGGATGATCAAGGATCGGTCAAAGCTATTAGAAAATTAAGCGCGGGAACTGGTATCTCTTTAAATATTACGGCCGATAATGCTGTAGCGCTCAATCAAAATTTCACTTTTGACGCGACTGGTGCCGAATTAGTTGATAATCCGGCGGCATCAACGCTGGCATTTAGATCGATTGTTGGTCAAAACGGCTTGACGGTCACGGACAGCGATGGCGTTATTACTTTAAAAAATGCAGCGCCATTTTTTACTAATTCAATTGTAATTTCGACCTTAACAGATCTGCCAGATCCAGTTTTAACTGTAATCACATTAGCCGACAATACACTTTATTTGATCGACGGTAATATTAATTTGGGTGTCAACACGTTGGCTCTGGGTACTAATACCGTTTTAATGGGTCAGGGAGAAGGTGTATCAAGCATAACTTCATCATCCTCTGGAAACTTATTAACGGCAACTAATTCATTCGCTATATACGATATGACAATCGTGGCACCTAGTGCGACAATTTTTAATTGTACAGGATCATCAAGCGAGACTGCTGTCGTGGAACGTGTCACGATTACTAGCGCGTCAGATTTAGGCGCGTTTAATACGTGGAATTCGTGCATCTTTGAATTTGTCACGATTACTACAACGACGACTGGTCTTGATTTTACCGGCGCTTGTGGTGAGGTTTTGATGCACATTGTTAATTTTAATGCCGGTTATGATGTCGCAATTGATTTAAATACCGCTACATTTGACAGCGTCAACATCAACACTTGCAATTTTGAAAATGCAAGCGCGACTAGCCATATTAATATTGCGGCCAACTCTGCCAACATAAATGCAAACAAAATGGGTCGTTTCACCGATTTAAATTTTGATAGTGGAGCGACCAATATTGTCAATAATTTTGATAACGGCAACATTCGTTGGGAAAGCCGTAACAATCTAAATCTTGTCGAAACAAATCGCAACGCGCAAATGTACATGCACACCCAGCATACCACCACAATTTCAACTGGATCTGGTGATAATGGAAATCCTATTAAAATTGATGCCGGCACAAGTTGGGTGTTAGCACATTCGGATCAATTTACAGCTAGTACGAACGGAAGATTGACATATATTGGTGAGACAGAAACCGAATTTTTAATTGATTGTAAAATTGCAGGAACTGTCGCAGCCGGAACGTCAAATTTTAGTTTTTATTTAGCGAAAAACGGATCAATTATTACTGCTTCAAAATCGTATTCTGAATTTGATTCAACTGCTATTAGCAATCCATCGAGCGCGGCCGCAATTGTTTCTTTACAAACGAACGATTATGTCGAATTATTCGTCGAAAACACAACAGACGAAGACAATTGGATCAGCGAAGTTTTAAATATGTACATCGGGCGAGTTTAAACAATGCCAAAAACCGAACTTCCGATTACGAATGGATTTTATATAAATCGCAGTCGTGTCGTCAGCAATCAAATTTGTAGCAACGCTTATGTGCATGTGAATGATAATAATGCATACGCAAAAGAGGTGTTATATGGCACTGCTGGTGTACATGAAATTGCTTCTACCGGCACCTTGTCGACTGACGCCAATCGTGGATCGCATGAAATGGACACGATACCATATTTTGTGAACGGCACGATGCTTTACAAGGTCACCAGATCTACTGACGCATCTGGCAATGAAACTTTTCAAGATGTGCCACTTGGCACAGTGTCCGGAACCGGTCGAGTTTCTTTGGCTGATAATGGCAAACAACTGTGCATTTTAAATAGCGACGGGATTGGTTATATTTATGACCATACGGTTCCAAGTTTTACACAAATTACTGATCCAGATTTCACTGCTAATGGTACGCCGCAACACGTTGTTTTTATTGACGGATATTTTTTATTCACGACCAACAGCGAAAAATTTATTATTTCGGCTTTAAACGACGGCTTGTCTTACAACGCGCTTGACTTTGGATCTGCTGAAGCAGATCCCGACGACATTGTGGCACCGATCGTTTTAAAAAATCAATTATATATTGCGGGATCGCAAACTTTTGAAATGTTTCGCAATGTTGGCGGCGCGTCTTTTCCGTTTCAGCGCGTGCAAGGCGGTGCCATACCTTTTGGTGTAGCAGCGCCGTTTTCAATCATCAAGACGAGCGGCATATTTGCTTTTGTTGGTGGCGGTGAAAATGACGACGCTTCAATTTATATGTTCAATGGCAGTAGTACAAATGTCATCTCTACAGATGCAATAGATACAATTTTAGCGCAATATACGCAACCAGAATTAGCCACCATTTATGGCTGGGCTTATGGTCAAGGCGGTGATCGCTTTATTGGTTTTACTTTTCCAGACCGGTGCATGGTCTATGAAATGAAATCTAACAAGTGGCACGAGCGCAAGAGTTTATTTCAGCAAGATGGCGTTGCCACGCAAGAGCGTTGGCGATGTGCTAGTGTCGTTCGCGCATATAATCGCGTTTTAGTTGGTGATTTAAAAGATGGTCGAATTGGCGAATTAGATTTAGAATTTGGCGATGAATATGGTGAAAATATTATTTTAGATGTGGCGACAATGCCATTCTCGAATGTCGGCGATGCCATTACTTTTCCTCTATTGGAATTAATCGTTGAAAGTGGCGTCGGGAATGCGGAAGATCCTAATCCCGAAATTACGTTGTTTCGCTCAACGGATGGAATTGATTTTAAAAACGGTCGCAAAAGATCGGCCGGTAAAATTGGTGATACCAAAAAAAGATTGCAATGGCGTCGAAATGGTCGAGCTGCACGAATGGAAGTTTTTCGGTTTACATGGTCGTCAAAAGTTAAAAAAGTTATTATCAAGTTAGAAGCAAATATTTTATGACTGAAATAATTTCACCAGATAATCAGCTTGTCGATGATAGTGGCATATCTACGCAGCGCACACAAATTTGGCTAGATCAAGTAACAGATTTACAAATTATAACCGGTACTGGCACGCCAGAGGGCATTGTCAGCGCAAATGTGTCGCGGCTATATTTACAGACAGACGGCACCGATGGCGCCGTTTTGTTTATAAAACAATTATCAGATATTGGCGGCGATCCTAAGTATGGATGGGTCGTGTGCGGCGGCGGCGGTTCTGCATCAATTGCACTTGAAGATTTAACAGACGTGACAATTACGTCTATTGCGACTGGTGAATTATTAAAGTGGAACGGATCTGCTTGGGTCAACAACACACTATCTGAAGCTGGTGTACAGCCAGAAGAAGACCAAAGATTATCAACGACTGACAGCGTGGAATTTCTAAGTGTAACGACCGGAAATGTGATTGCAACAGGCAACATAACGGTTACAGGAACTGTCGATGGTCGCGATATTGCAGTCGATGGTATAAAGCTTGATGGAATAGAAGCCGGAGCTGATGTCACCGACACAGATAATGTTGTCGCAAGTTTAACCGCCGGCGCTAATATCACTATTGCGGCCGATGGCACGATTTCTGCCACGAGTAGTGGCGGGAACGAAACATTGGCTGAAACTTTAGCGCTTGGAAACACGACCGGAGGAACGGATATATCCGTTTCGACCGGAGACAATATCGTTGTCGCGACAGGGTCAACTGTTGACGGTCGTGACATTTCTGTCGACGGCACCAAGCTGGATGGCATAGAAGCCGGTGCTGACGTGACCGACACAGCCAATGTGACCGCTGCTGGCGCTTTAATGGACAGCGAGGTCGTAAATTTAGATCAAGTCAAGAATTTTGATTCTGCTGATTATGCTACAGCAGCACAAGGTGTCACGGCTGACAACGCATTGCCGTTGTCCGGCGGCACGATGACAGGCGTAATTGCTAATTTTGAATCCACAGGCATTGACGACAACGCCACAAGCACACAGTTGACGATTAGTGATACTAGCTCCACCTTCGCGGGTGATGTTATTCTCTCAAAAACTACACTTACAAGAATTAAGGGATTGCGGGACGATACTTCTATTTCTGATAACAACGGTATCTTAAGTATTGACGGTAATGGTAAAACTCCTGATGGTACAGAAGTGACGGGTGTGAGAATAACTATTGAAGGTGATGGTACTTGGACTGACACATCAGCACCTACTAGGTTGAACTTTAATACAACTTCAGTTGGCAGTGTTACTCCTACTGAAGCACTTGTCATTGATAGCTCACAAGACGCCACCTTCGCAGGTGATATTAATTTTTCGGGTGCTGCACCAAATGTTTTACTCGACGCTGATAATGACCGCTTAGTTGTATCTGGCGGTGACGCTACCTCAAGCGGAGCGAACATTATTTTTTATGGCGACAATCACGCAAGCGAAGCGAATAAAATGATTTTTCGCAATAGTGCAACAACTGCACTAACAATTAACGCCTCACAAAATGCTAGTTTTGCAGGTGTTATTAGTGCCAAAGCCGTAGTAAATGGCGGTGAGGTTATGAACTATGGGAGTTCTGGAGTCCGCACAACAGGTGTAAGCTATTCTAGTGGAGCTTTAGAACACGGCTATGGCGTAGTAAGTCGAACAGGTGCTGATAATACTTATTCGTCTACCTACGCATCATCGCTAGGTAGGTCAGTTGTTAGGCTAGGAAATGGTGAGATTAAACTTAAGGTTTCTTCTAATCAAAC